CAGCAACGAATTGATAGTTAGGATTCTCCAACGTAATCAAATCATTAGCAGAACGAATAAGAATCTCTTGGATATCTTTAGTCTCGATTCCATCAAAGAATTGAAGACCAGAATTCATTTCAACTGCTGACTCAGACACACCTGCAAGACCCTTACATGCATGTTCAACAATGTGATGAACCCTTTCTAAATCAAGGGTAGCACTTGTACCATCCCTCTTAACAACTTTAATTGGTGTTTCCGTTGGTGTCATACCTTTTTCCATTCGGTTAATTTAACTTGTGCCTCTATTCCTTGGTACGTATTTAATTCTACCAAAGACTGCACATTATGTCCAGCTATTACCATGTCATTTATGTCTTTTTCCTGTATATCATTTGGCCATATCACTACCTTCTCACCTCTGTCGATTGACTTGGTGATTCTGTTGACGATTTCTCTGTTACGAGGTTCGTTATCATAAACCCAAATATAATTGCCCCAACCAAACGTCCTACTATCAACATCGGAGCCAGCCATAGCAACCGAGTTTTCCAAGAGGGTTGAGTCGAACGGTCCTTCGACAACGTAGATTGGTTTGTTGATTTTAATCCTGTCGAGTCCATAAATTTTGGGTTTGTTTTCATCCAACATGACAGTTATATAACGTAACTTGTCCTTTGGATTTAATGCACGACCTTGGAATCCAAACCACTCACCGTCCTTATCAATGAAGGGGATAATGATTCTTGGATGATCCTTAGTTATGTGTGTGAAGGTAGGCTTCTGAGTGTTTACCCAAGTACAAAACTGGTCAGCATAATAAAATAACGAGGGGTCTAACCCTCGCTTTGTGATGTACTTGTATGCAACGTGTTCAATATTTAGACTAGTAATCTTTTCTAGATTCCCATGCTTCTTGAACACTGGTTTCTCAAATTTTGGTTTCGGAACATAAGATCCTTTACCAGTTGTACCCTTCTTATATCTCTCCATGATGTACTCATCATGAAGGTCTGGTGCCTGGTCTTTCAAGAAGTTTGGTAGGGTTCTCCCTACTCCACAGTTATGGCATTTGAATACCAAGTCTGTTTTGACACGAAAAAAATACCCCCTTGCCTTATTCTTATGCTTCTGTGAATCTCCACAGTAAGGGCATCGGAAGTTATATAGATCTGCTTTCTTCTTAACAAACTTATCCAGTCTGCCAGATAAAAGACTTACATAATGATTGTCTACAAACTCAGACAACTTCAGAGACTATAGGAATCTCTATCATACTAGCATTATTGTTTGGTGTCAAGTTTCTTAGTGTCGCTTGTCCGATTGGACTAACCAAGAAAGATACAATAGTAAGACCACCAAAAATAGTCCACATCTTCTTCTCCATGATACGGAGTCTATCGTCAACTTTACGTATATCTCTTTCACAACCTTTCTTTATCTCCAATGCTTGACGGCTTACTTCTCTATGAACACTATCAACCTTTTCAAACAGTACACCATCAACCTTCTCACTACTATCCAACTTTTCATTATGGACAGCAAGAAGTTGACCCATCTTAACTGAGTTTTCTTGAAGGCTAGTGACTACTCGCTCTAACCTTTCTAACAGAGCAGTGTTAATAGTTTCTGACATGACTAACTATCTGCTTCTCCCTTAGCACCACCAACTCTTGCTTTCTTCTTAAGATCTTGAACCTTAGATTGAAGTTGCTTCTGTAATGCTTGTTTCTTCATTAAGACTTTCTTCTTTTCGAGAGCAGTCTTCTGTTGAACAATTGCTTGTTGTGCTGACTTATCATCAGACTCTTGTACGTTACGCATGTGACTATTCCTTTTGTTCATGAAAAATTTACCTGCCTCTGCTGGCATTATTCTTTCTATCTTTATGTCACCCCTGTAACGAGGATTAATAAGGAGTCTAAGTTTCTGACTTAGTTCTGCTGGTGAATTGGCATAGACAACGGTCTCTCCTACACCAGGAATATTACATTTATATTGTAGCAACCTAGATTTAGGTGCTGGATTAACACGGTTCACGGTAATAGGTCTATCAATTTCATTGTCCTCTTTAATCTTCTTCTTCTTTCTTCTCTGTAATTTCTTACGAAATTTCATGATGGGATCTATTCCTGCATTAGGACCAGTCGCAGCTGCATTGCCACTAAACCCTGCCCCTCCAGCAGTACCAGTTGTCATCATTTCTTCGTTCATACAGAGTCAAGAGAATCTTGGACATCAGGGTCAACTTCTAATTCAGGAAGCATCCCTACAGGATATTTATTAAGATAAAGAAGTACAGTTTTTAAAATACCCCAATACTCTCTCTCCAATTTAAAGAAAAGTAAAGGGGTAGCTGCTTCACCAAAAACATTATATAAGATGATTAGATGATTAATGATCAAATGAGTTCTTAATGCTCCACCCCTAACGTAACGTTTAAGTAAACGTTTAAGGTATTTAAATCGCTTAAGATCTTCATCAAAATCCTCTTTGGTTACGGCCTGAGGATTTTCATAATGCTTGATGGCGAACAGAATAAATGTAGAATCATTCAGTTCGTCAAATTTCATTTATTATGTTGTAGTAATTGTCTTGGTAGAACCAGAACCACCTGCACCAATTGTATCACCTAGAACGAACACTTTGTCAGATGCTGTGTTTGTACCAGCGTCCTTGATTGTTCCAGAGATTGTTTGAGCACCGATTGTATGTACCTTACTTGCTGCAGCACATGTAAAGTCAAATTCAACACGGTTTGTTCCTGTTCCTCTAGCATATGTAGCAGTAATAGAAGCACTATCTGTTGTATTAGTAACAACTAGTGTTGCTCCAGCAGTAACATCTACCTTCTCGTTGTAGATAACAACAACAGTTCCAGTTGCTGCAGCTGCATATGTTGTACCCTCAAAGAATACTGCAGAGATATCTGCATTACCGAGAGTGTCAGTTCCACGACCACCAGCTCCGACTAGACCATCGACTGCAACTAGAACTTCATCCCAGTACTTAGTCTGATCTCCTTTCTTATAGTGTCTAAGAACCCAACCTTCTGCTGTAGCAAAAATGTTTGAGGGGTCTACAGCACCACCCTGTACAGCCCACTTAGGCTTAGCTTCATTAGCATCTGTGACTCCCCAAAGTGCCATGTTTATACTCCTACAATTGTTCGATTACCTACGATTATTTATAAGAATTATGGGTTCAGCAGTCACATAAATTTGGATGTTCACCTGTAGCACACCATGATGCAGGGTCTGCTACCTCATTACATTCATATTCATCTGGGACACCTGGCCAAGACCAATCTATTGCTCCCATACCACCTGAAGGATCGCATCCCACTAATAATGGTGTGAGTAATAGTAAAGATAATTTTCTCATAGAGTTACTTTCTTTTCTGCGTAGTATTTCTCGGCTGCTGTAACATAATCACCTATCATATGATCTGCTACACCATCGAATCTAGTATCCTTAGCATCTTTCAGTTTAATAACTGGATGAGTATGTACATATCCAGCAAGCCAAGGTGGTGTGCCAGGTACTATATCATCACCATGTACGAAACGTAAATGCTCCATGTCTTTGATTCTTCTTCTCAACTTACGTCCACCTGGTCTAGGTGAACCAGCAGTAACCAATGCAACATTCTTGTTGCCAGATTCCCATAGCAAATCTGCAATCAATGTAGCAGTAGCACCACCAAGGGAGTGTCCAGCTATCACTAATTTTCTTTTTGGATCTAAACCTTCGTATGCTACCACTAGTTCTGCTAGTGTTCTATTAGCATTGTTTTTAAATCCTCTGTGGCAATCATCTCTCTTGATTAAAAATTTAAGATTAGTTACCCAGTCTGTAGTCTCATTGGTTCCTTCAACAGCAAGTATGGTATGACCTTCTATCTTCCTACTAACAAGATAATCTTGCTTGTGTGGATAGACATCACGACAACATCTTAATGCTTCAAGTACCACCTCTTTTGAAAGTGTCATTGAATTGTATACAACTGTATTATATATCCCTAGTCGTATACTTTTCTACCGCCTTGTATTCTTCCTGACCCTTTCTTATCATAAAATTTAATACCCTTCTTCTTTATATCAACGAATAACTTATCCTTATCTTTTCTATCAGAGATCTTTTTATCAAGCCTTGCCTTAGCTTGCTCTTTATCTTTCATGAACTCTTTATAACTAG